GGCACTGGTGATCAGGGTGACCAAACTGACAACAATGACCAAACCGATTCCGGCGACCAGGGCGGTTCCCCTGACGACTCATCGCAGCAGTCAGACCAGCAGAACGAAGCGCTGGAAGCCTTTAAGAGCGAAGTGGACGAAAAGCTGGACGGCTTCATGGAAGAAATTTCCAAGAAGTTGGGTGCAGATAGTTCCGCTTTAAAAGGCCAGGACGACGGCACTGGTGATCAAGATGCCGACAGTAAACCGCCCGTTCGTAAAGTGGAACGGATTGATCGCGACCTTTACGGTCGGCGTATGCAGTCGAGGGCATGATAATTTTGAAGGAAGGAGGGGATAGTTACAATGATGAGCAACACAGAACTGTTGGAGAAACTTAATTCAGCGTTCAAGGCGATCACAATCGGTGATTTGGATGAAGGGGTCCTAACCCCTGAGCAGTTTGATAGGTTCATTCAAGTCATGCAGCATCGGACGGTCCTTATGCAGGAAGCACGGTTTGTCCCTATGGATCGTCAGCAGCATAATATTGACCGTACCGGCTTTGTTGGTCGGATCCTGCGGGCAGGTAAAGACGCTGCTGGAGATTACCGGGAATTGCCTACTGGTGAACGCGCCAAGCCTCAGTTTGACACTAACAAGTTAATTGCTGAGGAGCTCCAGGCAATCACCGGGATCGAAGACCAGGCGTTGCGCCGGAATATTGAGCGGGGCGGTTTTGAAAATACCCTGATTGATATGTTTGGTGAAGCCGCCGGTAGGGATATGGAAGAATGGTTTATCCTTGCCGACAAGGATATCCTGTGGACGGATGATGCTGTGTTGAGCCTGATCGATGGTTGGGCGAAACGGTCTGCCAATAAGGTTTACGGCGAAGATCCTGGTCGGGACTTCGATCCGAGCGATGCTGAGTGGCCGGAGAACATGTTTGAGGCAATGTTGCAAGCACTGCCCAAGCAGTATTTTCAGAATGAGTCGGAATGGCGTTTCTACGTCGACTGGGGAGTGCAGAATGACTATCGTGATAGGTTGCGAGCGAAGCAAACTGCACTTGGTGACTCTGCGACCACGGATGCCGTGAACCTGTATTACAAAGGTATCCCGGTCCGTTATGTTCCGATGATTGGTCGTAGTAAGGCTGTCGGTACTAATGGTGGTGCCGGTGATATTGCAATGTTGCAGCACCCAGACAACACTGTTTGGGGTGTGTTCCATGAAGTAACTATTGAGCGGGATCGAATTCCTAAGGCACGTCGGACTGACTTCGTCCTGACGATGGAAGGCGACGCTGACTACGAAGACGAAAACGCTTCGGTAGTTGCATTCATAGACAAGACTGAGCCTGCCAGTTAAGCAATCTAAATCGCAGGGAAGGAGTTAATGGGTGGGGTTGACCGCCCCACCCTATACTAAAAATGGTGAAACATTCTGAAGCAGTTTATCTCATAACAAGTGGAACAATAGCCGACCAGCAAGATTGGCAAGGCTATCCAGTGGTGGGAGACCTTGACCAGGCAGAGAAAGTGGCCTGCGTTGTGCCAAAGGCCGAACTGTCGCCCGGTTGTTTGCAGCAAGGGTTCAGGTGGCTTGGGCACTGGGAATTGATAGTGCCGTTCCGCCCTTACAATGAACTGCTGCTTGATAAAGTGAAAGGCAAGAAGGACGAAAAGATAGTTCAACTAGGAGATTTGCGGGTTCCGGTGTTTGATACCAGATTGGTGTTTTTATTAGTGAATGAGGAGACAAAGAAGTTTTGGGATTTTTATCGAAGTTTGGTTGCTGAGAATTATGATGCGGCTGTTGCTTTCTATATTGCATTATGGGAGTATAAGCCTTATTACAAGCCACTCCCGGCAGGAGTGTGGTTACATGTCTAAGACCAAGATCAATCTAGGGGCAGGGAATAAAATTAAGGATCCTGAAGTATGGGTCAATCATGATGTAGAAAAACACCGTTCAGAAATTGATACAGCCCATGATCTTAACAAGCTGCCTTGGCCTTGGGAAGATGAGGGTTTTACTGAGATAGTGGCGAATTCGGTGTTTGAGCACCTTGACATTGACCTTGTAGCAGCAGTAAATGAATGTTGGAGGATCCTAAAACCGGGAGGGCGGTTACACATTAAACTGCCTAATGCTGAAGATGTGATCGGTTGTTGGGGAGACCCCACTCACAGGCGGCCTTACACTTTGAGTTTTACTGCAATATTTGATTATAAATCGGAAAAAACAGGCAATAATTTTTATACTAAGCGAAAGTGGAAAATACTTAAAAAGGGCGGGGCAGGGAATAAAAATAAAGATGGTATATGGACCAGTGTCTCCGCCCAAATGGAGAAGGTTAAATGATTACTGTTACTGGCTATACAACAGGGGTTTTTGATTTATTTCATATCGGGCATTTAAATTTATTACGAGCTGCTCGGAGTTTGTGTGATCGGTTGATAGTTGGGGTCACCACAGACGAGCTAACTCAAAAAGATAAAGGGAGAATGCCGGTAATTCCGTTCGAAGAACGAATACAGATAGTTAGGGCGATTAAGTATGTTGATATTGCTGTTGCGCAAAGTGGCAGCAGGGACAAGTATGAAGCATGGCTAAAGCTGCAGTTTGATATAGTTTTCGTAGCTGATGATCATTATAAGGAAGATTGCTGGATTGAGTGGGAATCGAGGTTGTTAGTGCACAAGGTGAAGGTGATTTATTTACCATATACGCAGGGTGTATCATCAACGAGATTGGTCGGGCAGGTGAAACAACTTGGTTAAACGAGGGGATAGAGCCAGAATATTTACTGAAGAAGAAAGGGAACAAAAGAACATTTACCTGGCTCAAATACGAGATGCTTTGAACAAGCAAGGTATCTGGTGGCAGTTGGTGCTTGGTGCGGCGTTGGGTGCAGTTCGTGAGGGAGACTTTATTGTTTATGATTATGATGTTGATATTGCGGTAAAGGCTGAAGAAGCCCGGCCCGTTAAGAAGCAAATAGTTAAGAGTCTTATGAAGCTGGGGTTTGAGGTTAAGGTTGTTCAAGCCGAGGCCACTGGTGAAGATACGTTGATTCATTTTGAGCAGGAGCCTTTATTCGGACATATTTTACTTTACTATGAGAGCAAGAACAAAGGACTGAGACAGCAGAAACCAGTGAAAGAAGTATTTAAAACAGCGTGGCTGCCTGAGATGTTTTTTACACCCCCCGGTCGGGCATACATTAGAGGGCAGGAGTATCCAGTTCCGGCACAGCCTATTAAATATCTTGAATGGCAATACAGGGATTGGAAGACCCCAACGAATACCGGAGTAAAAGGGTTCCGCAATGACCGGGCAAGAGATGAAGAGCTGGCGGTCAGGGATTTAAACGTATTCGAGGAGGACGCACTGTGATAAACATCATTAGATACAAGCCACATGATACTAATATTCTTAGCCGCAAGGCACAGGTGTTGGTGAAAGCCTTAGATTGGTCGATTTCTGATCAACCTGACTCCGGTGCGTTTGTAAACTACGCTTTTCCGTATTTGAATTATCGCGGCGATACCCCGTTACCTTTTGCAGCATACTTTACTCACCGGGAGGATTGTATTCCAGGCAAGGTAGATATTTGGAAGGAGCAGGCCAGAAAGGCGGTGTTGCGGGTTACCTCAGCCCAACAGTATTATGATGACCTAAGTCAATATGGCCCAACAGCAAAGATACTACCGCCTTTAGACCGTGGTAAATTTTCGCCTCCTAAAGGCGACCGTCCTATTAGGAACCGCCCTGTGGTTGGGGTTGCAGGTTTTGTTTATCGCGGGGGCCGTAAAGGAGAAGAATTGGTTGAGCGGGCGTCTAAGACCTTGTCCGGTTTTGAGTTTAGGGCAATGGGAACAGGTTGGCCTGTTCTGACAACTAAATATCCATACAATAAGATACAGGAGTTTTATCATGATCTTGATATATTCCTTTGCAGTTCGATGATTGAAGGCATTCCATACCCACCATTAGAAGCGTTGGCCTGCGGGGTGCGGATTGTGATTCCTAAAGGTGTTGGTTTGTTAGATGAACTACCAGATATTCCTGGTATCGAGCGGTATGAAGCGGGCAATCTTACTCAGATGCAGCAGGCCATACAGCGCGTAGCGGAAATTGAGGTTAGTAGAACCGATTTAAGGGCCTGTACGGAAATCTTTTCCGAAGCTACCTGGGCAAAAGAGCACGAAGAAGCGTTTAATGAATATGAGGACTTATTCGTTCAGACAGTAGAAAAATCGCGAGCTACGCGGCGAAAAGATAGAGGTATCTATGTTGTTGCTTCTGGATACAATGCTGCCCGCTGTGCTCGGCGATTGGTTAGGAGTGTTAGGGAACAGATGCCAGATTATCCGGTGGCAGTGGCTTCTGATAGGAGATTGCCAGAAGCAGATATTCATATTGATCTGCCAGGGGATATAGATGTAGGTGCTCGGCTTGCGAAGTTACGGGCGTATCAGTTGGTCCCAAAGCAGTGGGACAAGGTATTGTATTTAGATGCAGATACAGAACTGGTGGGGGATACCGGGCACATGTTCGATTGTTTGGAAGCTGGTTGGGAGATGGTGTTTACTAAAGATGTCAACAGCCGGCATACAGTAAAGTACCTTTATCGGCAGAGGGCAAAACAAGAGTATGAACAGTTGTTACAGCTGGTAGGTTCTGAGGAAGAATTAGCACTTGCCGGTGGTGTTTGGGCGTTCCGCCGTTGTGCCGGGGCAGAGGCATTTCTGGATGCCTGGTTAGAAGAGTGGGGCGAAGGGAAATACCGAGATCAAGTGCCTATGTTGTCGGCATTTTATAAAGCAAAGGTTCGTGGGTTGATTTTAGGCAATGAATGGAACAGCTTTACTAAGTTAGCACACGAAAACCGTTATCAGGTGATTAGGCATTACAGTGGAGGGACTGCCAGAGACACATTCGGAGTAATGAGAAAAGGAGAAGTCTTGGTCATCAATACCACTGATTGGGCGATAGAGAGAGGCGGGCTTTTATTTGTTCCTGGTGTTGCTGTTTTAGTTAATTCTACAAGGTCTAGTTACCAAGAGATTAAGGCCTGTCCTGGTTTGCAGGTATGTAGGTAATAATGTATAATAAAGAAAGATTGGAGAGGAGACAGATGGCAGGAAAGACGGGAGTTACAGTTGTCAATACTTCTTTACAACCGGTTTGGAGAGGGGGGTATGTCTTCCCGCCGCGGCAGGAGAAGACGGTCCGAGTTTCAGGCGCTAAGTTGGCCGAAGTAAGGGCTTGTGCCGCATTGCAGGTGTTTGATCCTGGTTTTAGATGCGACCAGCCCGACTGCACTTTTGTTGCCAAGAACGAGGCCAGTTTACGCCTTCACAAAAAGAAAGAACATAACGAAGATAAGCGGCGGTTAGAAGACGAACAAAACAATGGCAAACAAGAAGTTTTATAGCTCAGTTGATGATGCTATAAAGTATACAGGGGCGAAACGCCAAGATTTCGGCTTTAATGTAGACAAAGACCTTAAAGAGTGGTTGGAAGACAGACTGGTCGAGATCAAGAGCCTGATTGATGCTGATCGGTGCCGTGACTATCATAAAGAGGTTGATGCTGGTCTGCGGGAAGAAATTCCTCCAGGCATCCACGGCATCGCCTTACGGATGTTAAATAATGCTGTTGGTCATGCACTGTTACGCCGGACGACTCCTATCGTGCGTGTGGACAATTTTTCGATTAGGATGGTAGAGGATAAAGTTTTCACCAGTTCGATTAAAGAAGATTTGAAGAGGTTTCCTGCCAAGCCTGATTTCCGATTTATGGTGGTGAAAAAGAATGACAGTTAGATACGAAATGGAGTTTAACGAAGAAGATATCCGCCACTTTACTGAGCTGGTCAAAGAGGTCTACACTCGGGCAGTAGCATATGTAGCGCAGGACGTTTGGGGTAATATTAAACGAGAGGCTCCAGTAAATGAAGGCAGGCTGGCCGGAAGTTTTGATTTGGAGAAGTTGGATGACTACGCTTGGCGGATTTATACAAATGTTCACTACGCATTGTTTGTCCATGAAGGCACAGGTATTTACGGACCTGTGGGACAAAGGATCGTTCCAGTATCTGCGTCGGTTCTTGTTTTTGAGTGGATGGGCAGGACTTGGTTTTTGAAATCAGTTGCAGGACAGGAGCCAAATCCATACGCTGATAGGGCAATGGATACTTCGGCAGCCAGGATTGATGAGTTTGTTAACACAGCGATAAGTGAATTGGGAGGTGCTGTGTAGTGCCGGAATTAATTAAGCTCGACGAAGCATTGGATGGGGTTCTGGACGCGGTTGTTGATAAACTCAAAGCTGCGGTTGGACCAGGCACTGATTTAGGCAATGTTAGGATGGTTGTCAGAGGAGACCGGTCACGCCCGGCACCAGAAACACCGGCGCTATGGGTACGCATACTCACCGCAATCCCAAGCCATGAAAGGAGGACCTACGCGGAGACGTGGCAAGTGGATGTTATTGTCTTGGCAATAGTTAAATCAGACAACCCTGAGGAAGGGTATCGGGAAGCTACTAAGTTGGCCGCTCGGGCCAGGAGCGAAGTATTGAAAGATCGCTCTTTAGGTAACAGGAAGTATGTTCAAGATGTTCGTAGTGGTAATTTTGAAGCGAGCGGCCCAGGTTTACAGAATGAGTCGTTATTTGCATCGACGGCAGTATTGCAAGTGCACTTTGTTATCTTAGAACAGAACCCGTAAAGGAGGAGATTAAATGGGGGGCAAACCAAGTAAAGGGACCTCTGCCGATAGACGGTTGAAAGTTAATAGGCCTGGGGTAGTTAATAAACCTCGGCGGGAGTCTTCTCAAAATAGTAATAAAGTGAAGGTCAATAAACCTAAGTATAAGTAAGGCATTAGAAGGAAGAAAGGAGGAGTTTACTAAATGAGTGAGATCAGAAGGTATGGAGGGATTACAGAGGAAACGGAATTTGGACAGAACCCTGCCCCTGATGCGCACGTCCATTTAGATATATCCAGTAGTTCGCTTGATGTTCCTGGTGATACTAATATTATCTATGATGGCGGGGCGCGGAGGACTGCAAGGCTCTATCGCCCAGGGTTTTACGCCCCAGCAGGTAATATCGTCTACGGGTTGGACATTCGGACGATTGGTTGGTTTTTGAAATGGGCGTTAGGTAACTATAAGTTTACGACGGGGGGCGGCGAAGGTTTACTTAACCTGCACGAGTTCTATGGCACAGAAAGCACTCTCTTGCCGAGTTTCTGCGCTCGGATTGGGAAAGATATCTTCGAACACGTTTTCAGTGGGTGCACAGTTAACAGTTTGGAGATCAATGTTGGTAATGAACTGTGTATGGCGACCGTTGATATAGTTGCCCAAAAAGATTCCAAGGCGGCACTAGAAGCAGGTGCGTTACAATTTCCGATCGAGTATCCGTTGGCGTTCCATGAAGTTACGGCATTCTTGATTGGCGGAGATGAGATCAGTACTGAAATACAGGAATTTACTCTAACTATTGCAAACAATGTTGCTGCCGATCAAGGCCGTCATATTGGCAGTCGTTTCCCAGCCAGAGTTCCTGCCAGTGAGCGCCAGACTACACTGTCATTAACAAGGTTCCACGAAAATACTGATATGTTGGAGAAGTTATGGGGTGCACAAGAGGGCCCAGCCAACGAAGGCTCGACTGAATATGGGCTGAGGCTGGAATTGGACAGTGGTGAACATGGCAAGTTGATAATTACGATGCCTAAGATTATCAATACATCTGTTCAACAGCAACCAAGCAGTCGTGATATGATGACACAACCAGTAGAAATCCGAGCATTGATGACAGAGTTGACCTTAGACGATGGAACGGTTGAAGGAGAAGTTCTTTGTTCGCTGGACAACAACGAAGATGAAATGGATGTAGAAGGTACATAAATCTGGAAAGGAGCATTGAGAGTATGAGTGATAAAAAACTTACTAAAGCAGACATCCTTCAAGGGAAAGATGCTGTTCACGAAATTGAGGTGGAAGAGTGGGAAGGATCAATTTCGGTCCGTCCTCTGACTGAAGGAGAATATGCTCAAGTAGAAGCACTTAAAGGCTCTTGCGCGAAACTGGGCGGCGGTGCTGTGTATGACGAAGATGGGAACGTCGACCGTTTGAAAACAGCCGAAGGGATGAATATAGAGATGGACATGGAAAACTACGTCCAGAAAGAATTTGAAGGGAACGCCATAGCAGTCGCTTTCGCTATGTCTGTTGATGAAGAATGGACAGTTGAGGAAGTGAAGCAATTAAAGCCCCCCGGCGTTGTCGCGAAGATTGCTTACAAGGTTTATAAACTATCAGGAGTAACTGGGGGATTGGAAGCGATACAGAAATTTCGCCAGGAGCCACGAGGGGCAGCAAATAATAAGTCTACATCTAAGCGGAATGCCGCTGGAAAAAATGCAAGCTGATTTGACTCCGTTACAGACGACGTTCTTGTTATTCGGGTTGGATGAGTTTTATAAATCTCTTAACTTTTCTCAAGGTAGACCCGGAGAATCTGGAAAGGAAGATGATCGGGAAGTCTTGAAAAGAAAGGCGAAAAGTCGAAAAGCTGGTAAGGCATAGAAAGGGGGTGCTGTTATCGCTTCTACAATGGACATAGTTATTCGTGCTCAAGACGAAGCTTCGGGAGTAATTGAAGGCGTTGGTGAAACTACCGAACAAACAACTACTTGGATGGAAGACAACTATTTGAAAGTTGCTGCGGCAGCTGCGGCAGCTACTGCTGCGATCGAAGCTCTGGCCCGCAGCCAAGCTGGGTTGACTAAAGATACTCGCGCCCTTGCCCGCGATTTAGATATGACGGAGGGGGAAATTCGTGGTGTTGTGAGGGCACTGGCTGATGCTACTTTCGGTGTTGAAGATGTTATAGCGGTAATGGAGATTGGTCGGCAGCAAGGTATTCGGAATGTTGATCAATTAAAGGAATACGCTCTATTTTGGGACACCGTAGCAGATGCTACCGGTGAAAACGTCGAACGATTGGCGGAACTTGGAATGTCTTTACGTTCGCTTGGTGTTGAGGCTGGGGAAGAAGCGGAAGTAGTTGATGCCTTGGGTCTGATTATGAGAGAAACTAGCTTTGATGTGACCGAATTTCTTCACACAATAGACCGTTCTTCGGAAGAAATGAGGGATTTGGGGATTGGCGTTGATCAAGCCGCTGTTCTAATGGCGGCCTTCCAGGACGAAACTGGTATGTCTGCAAGGTCGTTGCGCCAGGAGTTCCGCCGGGCTGTTAATGAAGCTGACGGGGATTTAGATGGTCTCATAAGCCAGCTTGGATTAACAAATGAGCAAATAGAGGAATTTGAAGGAATGTTAGAAGCGTCTGGAGAAGAACTTCAAAAACGCGCTGATGACCTTTATGATCTTACAACCCCTTTGGAGCACTTACAGCATTGGTTCAGCGAGCTCTCTTATAGCATAGGCGGTGCAATGCCTGCGATGGCTGACTTTTCGATGGTTTTATCAGGCATTTCTGGAATACTGCCGGCGGTTTACTACGGGAAGGAATTATTAGCCGGCGCGACTATTAAGTACCATGCAGCGTTGTTAGTAGGCAAAGCCAAGTTACTGACGTACAAC